AAATCTACGTCACACATGTTCTGCCCACCCATGGCCCAGCCATTAAATGGCTTGTCGTATTTCTGTGGATCGCAAAAGTCTTTCATTTGCTGATACCAATCTTCTGCTTGGTCGTGATTTTCACCTTGTAGTACGTTTAAGAACTTACAAGCACCTGTACGATGTTTAATAAAGTATTCGTTATTGTACTTGGTTGCACTAACCGCTTGATCATAACTACTGATACCACTGTTCTTAGCACCAACTGGACTACGTCCAACCCATGCTGGAATATCCAGTACCATGCCATAGTCCATTAATGCATCCATCCAAGTTAACACTTGTTCACGCTTCTTTTGTGCCGCATCTAGTTTTGCTTGATAAAGTTTAACGTGATCAACTTTAGTATGTTTAGGATTGCCATTCTTATCTGTCTTGGGATTTCCAGTAGGATCAATTTGCGGAACTAATTCAACGCCTCGAGCAATGGCTTCCGCCATACGTTGCGCAACAATCGGACCAGTAGGATCATTCCACTCGCCTTCCCACACACCCTTGCCGATCTGGAATCCACCTGAATCACCTAACACCCAACTTGTGCTACGGTTTCTGTTTCGGAACATGTCCTCACTATCATCTTGCTTAGTTAAATCTAAGTTAGCATGACCTGCTGAATACAAGCAATGGTCAAAGTAAAACGCACCCTTGTCGGGTTCTAAATAGTTGAGACTTTCCACACCGTTTTTAAAACTGGCAGGAATTCTTGCCGGGTCGACATAGTTTCCGTATCTCTGTTTTCCGATAAAGGTACTATAGAAACCACTAGTTGCTGGCAAGAAATATGCGTAGTCGTTCTGTGTTGCTGTTAAGTTTTTATTCATTTAAATCCATCCACCGGCTCTAACGATACCGATTATACCAACTAGTATCCAAAAACCATTTAACAAAGTATATGCTCGATCTTTCTTTACCATAGCACAATATGTCAGTAGGATTGCATCAACAGTATTAACAACCCAAACTAACATAAACGGACTAGCCGGTCCCAACCATGATACCAAACTAAAACAAAAGATACGCATAATTACCCCAGCCATTTCAAACTGAGGTATGTGTGCTTTAATATAATCTAATATAATATTCATTATTTAGATTGTGCTGGCAAAATGTAATCGTACACTGCAACACCACTGTCAACTGTAATTTGCATAGCACCTGCATCTGCAATCTTCATAGTAACTTTACCATCAAGGTTCAAAATACTCTGTACTTGTGCAACAGGCCACGACCATGTGTGCTTTAACTTGCCACCGACTGCGTGTTGGAATACAAATGAACCTGCGTGTGTGCTGGCATCACCAAAGAAGAATACCAAGTTGTCATCTTCTGTACGAACTTGGAAAACTGTTTCTTCACTGTGCGCCGCGCTTTGTAGTTTCAAACGACCAATGGCCGCAACGCTGGGTTCGAATTCAACTTCCCAACTTGCACCTTTGAACTTGACTGACTTTAATTTTTCGCTAATCAGTTCAGATGCCATAAAGCGATAATCGTTTTGAAAGTCGCCTGCTTGATTTTCAAAGTGTAATCCTACCGGAACATCCGCACCGTTCTTAGTTGCTTTTACAACATTGATTTGTGCGGTCTCTTTGTACTCTGGATTCTTCAAGTGAAGATTCAACTTGTCCAAGTTTGGCATACCAAATGTGCCATCAAATTCAGCAACTGCCTTGTGTGCAGTAGCAGTAACAATAACACTACGATCCTCTGCCATTGATTCAATTGTAGTTGAATCTTTTGCACCTGTAATCTTTACCAGTGGCAAAAAGCCTAGACTGTGTGTATGTGCTACGATGTCTGTTAAAATATCTTTAATCATTATAATTCTCCTTAATGTTGATTATATTTAGGTTTTCGGTCAATGTCAAGTCTTTAAAACTCAAACAGTTGATTAAATGTGTTCTTTTCTTCCGTACTTGCTACGTCCCATTTAAGAACTCCAATTAAGTTATCCAGTTTATTGTCGATAATAGTTTGTTCCATTTCTGCATCATCGAACGGTAATTCCATGAACCACTTTGGTAAACGTAGTTCATCGACAGGATATGCTACTGATGTATATCCTAATGGATTGGGTTTAAGTTTACAGACGATAACTTTTTGGCCGTCTGTAATCTGCATACTATACTTGTCGCTGTTCATTCGACGTAGAGAATTCCAATTAATACTAGCACGAACGTGTCCAGGCATATTTGCTTTGCCCTGTTTCTTTTCTTTGGCTTCGTACTCTGTTACATTGTTGGCACGTTTAGGCGAACCTTTCTCCCAACCAGGTCTGGCTTTGAATTCTGTACGGAACTTGGTAATGTGGTCTAGTACTTGTTCTTCTGTTTCGCCTGTCAGCACCTTTTCAAGCACGTCACTCAAGAAGTCTTGAATAAATGCAGGCGTGTCACTGCGCTTTAAATCTAAGCCCATGGCCTTGATCTTACCTGGTTTACCATCTACGTCTGCACGTTTGCCTTCTTTGTCATAATACAATACAGCATAACGCTTCTTGGTAATAAACAGCCCTTTCGATGCCACAATCTCTCGACCTGCTTTAATAACATCGCCACGACTAGGAGGGCAATGGAAATGATCTTGCATAAACTTAACAAACGTACTGTTTACTTCTTCACCGATTTGATCATACAGTGCAGTGATATTGTCTTTAGTCCATTCAATGTTGCCAGCCTCGATATCTTTTTTCAATGTAGTATACGCTGAAAAGTAACAACTGTCAGTGTCGCCATAGATAACTGCTTTACCCACGTGATTATATTCACCTGTGATAATTTCATTGACTTTACTGGCCATGTGTTTGGCAATTTGCCGACCAACTAGAGTAGTTGACTGTCCAATACGCTTGTCAAAGAATCTACAGCCTGGGTTAAGAATAGCACCATATAAACTGTTTAGGTTAATTTTCTTGACCAACTGACGCTTGTCCCAATATTCTTCTTCGACTTTGTTACCTGCTTGGATACATTCTTTGAGCTTGGCCTGCATTTCTTTACGTTCAGCATACCACCGCTTTAGCAGTCCAGGAATAATACCTTCCTTCTCATAGGTAAAGATAGTACCGTTGGCACTGAGCATCCAAGGCTGATTACTGTCAAAGATAATTTTATAAACTTCAGCACCGCTATGAACAGTATTATTGCCGTCTTCCCAGTCGATGACAATTTCAACATCTTTACGTTGTGCCATTACTGCTTCGTATTCATCTGCACCAAACTTGCCTTCCCAACTGCCGGCAAATGATTTTTTCTTAAGAGTCATTTGTTCATGAATAAATGCTTCCGTCATTGTGGGTCGCAATTGGCCCACGATAGTTTCTGGACCCATGTTTAATGCACGAATGGCACTGGGGTACAGACTGTTAATGTCCAATGAGCCAATCCAGTCCTGTAATCCTTCTTTAGGGTGTGCAACATACGCACCAGCGGCCGCTGTATTTTCATCATCATCTCGTTTGGGACGATTAGGCACTTGAAATCCTCTGCGATGACTTTCGTTAATAATTGCCTGTTCAGTAACAGCCACAGCACCCATGGTAGTCTGGAGCAATACAGTACATTCATGTGCCAGTTTGTTAGCAAGGTCAATGAACTTTAACTTGTCATCTAGTTTATTCAACAATAATGTATCTTGCCTATTGTACACAATAAATCTACGGAAATCGTTGTTGTACAATTGATCCAGTGTGCCTTCGTATACTGTTTTGTTTTCGCCAATCTCCATCTCACCGATAGCATCCAGTCGATAGGTATGTCGTTCTTCATAGGTATACTTGCGATATAGTTCAAGACTGTCTAAGTGTACACGACCGTGAAAGTCATATGTAATTGCCTTCTTACCGTATTTTTCATATTCACGACGTTTGGGAAACTGATCCCACAGACAAAATCTACGTGTATCTTCTTTACTCAACACCTGTGTGACACGATTGACTGTGTACGGTACGTCATAGCCTTCACTGTTCCAACCACTGATAATATCGGCATCTTGAATCAGATCTAAGAATGTTTCCAACATGTCTGCTTCGTTGTCAAACAAGTGTGTATCTGGAATATCAGCAACTAACTTAACTGCATCTTCCATGGTCATGTTTTTAGGAGGCATGGCCAAGGTGATCAACTTGCCCAACCATTTTAGGTAAACAGTAATCGCAGTAATTGGCATGAAGGCATCTTCGGGAGTGCTATAGCCACGTTCTGGATCAAAGTCTACCTCAATGTCGAAGAAGCAGATGTTTAGTTTAGGACCGTCTTGATTGAGGTAATTTTCGCTTAGATGAGCAAAAATTGGATTGATGTCACTTTCATATAGTTCCTTGCTACTATTAATAGCCACTTCTTTACGAAAGTCTTTGGTATTTTTACATACTACTCTGGTCAATGGATCACCATATATACTGGTGAATTTTCCTTTTTGATCTGGATAGTAAAATGTGTAGCGTACAGGGTGTTCTTTAAAAACCCGTTCGCCTTGGTCGTTTCTTTCAACAACCTTGATAATGTCATTCTCTCTGTCAAAGAGAGCGTCTACGTAACTCATATTTAAATTTTTCTCCTATGCCATTTAGGGCTGGCAAATACCAAACAAGTCAGTTGTGGCTGACTAAACCTTACTCTTATGTATTAATTATCAATCTGACTATTGCTATCACATCGATAGTGACTAACAACAAATAATTAGCAACCATGCCGGTTGAGCCTCTAGTCCATGATGCCCACCCAAATATAGCACACTGTATAATAAACAACGGATAAAGAATTAAAAATGGTGGATTAGGTAATGTAATGCCCATCCAGATTGCACAGGCAATACTCATAGCCCAAGCAGTAATTTCAAGAACAAACCGTAACGGCCATTCTCGATAATCTTGCTTGGCCCAACTGTATGTATTGGTTACCGAATTAGTAAGCCAGTCCAAACTCACTTGTCCTTGCCAACGGTGACAATCAAGGTTTCTAAATCGTCAAACTCGCTGAACACATCATTCCAGTTGCCTTTGTGTGCAATGCTGATGGCTTTGTTAATTAGTGAAGGTTTGATATCTAATTCTTCTGCAACTGCTTTGACAGTTTCTTTCAGACCTTCTGTTAAACTTTCGATTTCATATCTAACTTGAACGCCTTCGTTAACAAGTCGCTCCAGTTTGGCTTTCTCTTCTGGTCCATAGGTTCTATCGCCCATATCATCTCCTTAGTAATAAGTTTAATTATATATGTATGCTTGACAGAAGTCAATGATTATTTTTTCAAAAGGCAAAAAAAGGCCCCAAAGGGCCTTTTATGATTTTAATATCATCACGCGGCCGGTGCTGCCGGCTTTGCTTTGGCCTTTTGAAGTTTGTCTAACTTGCCTAGCACTGCTTGTAGACGTGCTTGAACATCTGCAGGTAATCCTTTGATGATTTCAGGATTTTTGCCGTATTCATCTAACACTTTAAGATGTTTCTGTAGTTCTGCTAAATCAGCAGGATCCATTTCAATACCGCTGTCTTTGAACCAATTCCATAATTTGCCACCACCGTACAGTGCCGCCGCCGCGGTAATTACTGCCGCCACTTTGGCTGTTTTTGGGTTACGAGCAATCACGCCTCTTGCCTTATCAAGCCATGATAGTTTTTTATTAACACCTGGATCTGGTGCAACTGGAGGTGTGG